CTATCATTTAGTGAATCTATATTTTTATAGCTAAGCTCGTTAATATTGATGTTTAATTTACTGGCTATTGATATAAGTTCTGCAGAGTCATTATCTTTTTTAGCTTGAACTGCCTTCTCTAGTAGGGGCCTGGATTCATCTGATTTTGTTAGGTCAGAGTGTGTCTTTTTGGCTATCTCTCTGAAAATATTTTTAAACTCACGATCTATAGAATGTTTTTTGTCTTCATTTTTTTTTGAAGTAAGATCTTCTAGTGGGTTTTTCTTTCTGTATCTCCTGCAAAATTTACCTACACTGTCACAGAAATCTACTACGGCTACATTAAATACAGACTCGCAGTATTCTAAATCTTCAGATAAATCCTTGCATTGGGACTTTAGTTTCCTGAGTAAAGATGACTTGAATTTGTCCAAAGATATTAAAAGTCGTCATCAAGAGATCCAACTTGTTGGTATTCTCTAACTCTTCTCTCAAAGAAGTTACCCATAGCTTGTACATCAACTACCTCCCCTAACCAAGGGAATGGGTTTTTGTCGCTTGGAAAACGATAGTCTAATCCAATAGCCTCTAGCCTTCTGTTTCCGATGTAATGCATATAGTCAACAAACATGTCAGCATTAAGGCCTAAAATTCCAGTAGGAAGAACATCGTGTGCATATGCAATCTCGAGCTCAACAGCCTTCTGTATGTGAGATACAAACTCATCTTGTATTTGCTTTGTCCATATCTCTGGATTCTGTTCAATTAATGTATTAATTAAATATGTGCCAAATGCTATATGGGAGCTTTCGTCCCTAAGGGTGTATTTAATCTGATCAGAAACTCCTTGAAGTTTATTCTGACGGCCAAGAGCAAGAAGCATAGCAAATCCACTAAAGAAGAATGTACCTTCGCATACAATCCAATATGTGAGAAAGTTTCGAAGTATTTCTTGCTTACCTTCAAGGCTTGTATGTTTAAAGTCTGGGCTAGTAATATCGTTTGTGATGCTCATAAGGAAATCATCTTTAGCTTTAATGCTAGGGATGTTTTCGTATGCAGCATAGACTTCGTCAATATCTAAATCCAAGCTGTCGCAGATATAAACTATAGTAAGGTTGTGAAGGCTCTCTTCAAAGGCTTGACGAAGAATATATTGGCGGCATTCAGCATCCGTGATATAACGGAAAGCAGAGAGCAACAAATTGTTACCAACCAAAGACTCAGATCCAGCAAAAAATCCAAGACAACGTTTAACAAGTAATTTTTCATCTTCTGTAATTTCATCTCCTTTCCACTGCTTGATATCGTTTTGCATGGAAATTTCAGTTGGCATCCAATTATTAGCACACCCTTTGAGGAATAAATCCCATGCATATTTATGCTTGTGCGGTAAGATTCTATTCACACCAGCGACGTTATCAGTAAGAAGTTGACCTGTTTTATTTTGACTCATAGTATTCATTCTATTATATAACGACACTTGATAAATGTCAAGATTAATTATTTTTTAAATATTTTAAAGAAAGTTGTCGAATTAAGAAGGCACAATGAGAAAATTAATAATAAAATAATTAAAAATGTATAAAAGGATTGATTGTCTTGTATTGGTGGTTCTTGTATTATGGATAATGGATAGCTTAATTGTGGCTCAGTTGCATTTTTATCTTCTATCTGTGTGGGTTGTAGCTTTTTTAGTTCTTTAACCACTTTTCTGGAGCAAGATCCAGTAAGTAGGGAGACATATACAGGTAACCAATACATATTAAATAATAAATAAATATGCCCAACAACCAGATTAACACCTGGAAGACCAAGGAGTATTTGTATTTCACTTTTTATCTTTTTACAGAGGTCAGGCATTGTATAATGAAGTCAAGATTAGTTACACATATTCTGTCTATATTGACGTTGCCCTTCTTGTTTGATATTCTAAATCCAGATTCCTTTTCTTCGTCAGTTAGTAAATAAGATATAAAGTCGTGAGCCCCATGCTTTTTTAACCATTCCCAATACAATGTTCTAGTCCCTTTCTTGCAAGAAAGTAAAACATCATCAAAGATGAAAGTCTTCCCATAAAGAGTCACATCCCTAAAGCAGGAAATTTCACTAGGCGGCTCAGAAAAAACCGAGTCGATTATTAATTTCATGTAAATGGTTACACATAAAACATGCAGCCACCTACGGAAATGGTGTTATCTTACTGGCAGCTTTCGCATGTGCCGCCATTTTTCATGGCTTCTATACTGCATGCATTTACGGTAGAATTATCTGAGGCTGTTGTTGATTCACTAGATTTTTCAATCTTTGATGCAGCCCTATTCCTTAGATAATATGTGGTTTTTAATCCTAGTTCCCAGCATTTCATATAAATATCATTTAAGTACTTAAGTGATGTGGACTTGTTGTATAAGTTGAAGCTGATAGCTTGGTCAATCCATTTTTGCCTGACCGCATTGCATTCAATTAATTTAATCATGTCTCTATCGAATGCTGTTTTATACTTATCTTTGATGTGCGCCGGTATGGAGCCATTAAGAAGCGAAAGGTCACCATCACAACTCTTTACGAGAGCTGCTGTCTCTGGATTCCATAGGCCGGCTTCTTTCATGTCGTTAACAAAGTGAGGGTTTGTAATGTAGAAGTTGCCACTTTTGTTTTCATAGACAAATAATACTGAGAAGTTGGGTTCTATGCTTTGCTCAACACCATTTATGTAGCCGATAGTAGCGGTAGGTGCGATAGCCATAACATTAGAATTTCTCATCCCTTGTTCAGCCACGGTAGACCTAAGGATTTTCCAGTCCTTACCCATAAACTGGCTATATTTAGAAATTTTTGTGTCAACCTCGGTCTTTCTGTAATCCATTAGGTTTTTATAGGAGTCTATTGGCATAATGCCTTGAGACCAAAGTGAGCCTTCGTAGCTGTTGTATTGACCTTTTTCCTTAGCTAGATTGGAGCTAGCTAAGATAGCATGATATGAGTAAAACTCAAACAGTCCATCATTGAATTCAATAGATTCATCACTGTCAATGGGTATATCCATTTTGTGTAGTACATCATGGATTGCCATCATGCCAAGTCCAATTGGCCTGTGGTTTAAGTTTGAATTTGCGGCTTCTTTTGTAGGATAAAAGTTAATATCAATAACATTATCCAACATTCTGATAGCAGTATGAATTGACTTTTTTAATTTACCATAATCAAGCGTGTAACTATTTTCGCCATGAGTCTGTTCTTCTTTTAAATGATTAAGTAAATTAATTGACCCTAGATTGCATACAGCTGTTTCACCAACCTCTACTTTTTCGCCCTCTTTATACTTAGAAGATTTTGTGTGCAATGTAATTTCTGTGCATAAATTTGAACTCTTTACAGTGCCCTCATGTTGGTTTGTATACCTAATGTTGCAAGGATCTTTGAATGTATTCCAAGGGTGCGAGGTCTCGAAGAGAACCTTTAACATCTTTTTCCATAAATCTTTTGCTGGAAGAACTCTGTAATTTTTAATCAAACCATCCTCTGCCATATCGCACAATTCATTGTATCGTTTATCAAAGTCTTCACCGTAAAGATCGTGTAGGGTGGTACCATCTTCTAGTGCTGTATCCTTAGGATCAAAATAATACCAAGCATCTTCGTTTTGAACGCGACGCATAAATTCATCGGGAACCCAAGATGCCGTGTTCATATCGTGACAACGCAGACGGTCATCCCCCGTGTTCCTGCGAAGGTTTAAAAAGTCCTCAAAGTCAAGATGCCAAGGTTCGAGATATGCACATCCAGCACCTGGACGCTTGCCGCCTTGATTTACAGCAACCAGAAGATCGTTGTAAATCTTTAACCAAGGAACAAGCCCACTTGAAATACCGTTTGTGCCCTCGATATGCGAGCCAGTAGAGCGAAAGGGTGTTACATCTAATCCAAGACCGCCCGCATACTTGCTTTTACGGGCCTCCTGCCAGGCGCCATCAAAGATACCATCAATACTGTCGTCAAAGGTATTAAGGTAGCAAGAACTTAATTGAGAGTGTGTGGTCCCGCTATTAAAAAGTGTTGGGGTTGATGGGGTATATAGTTGTTGACTAATTAATTCGTAAAACTCAATAGCTTTCTCGGTTTTATTATCTTCGTTTATAGACAGACCCATAGCCACCCTCATGAAGAAAGATTGTGGTGCCTCCATGATCTTATTGTCTAACCTAATAAAATATCTATCATAAAGAATTTGGACACCTAGGTATTTAAGGTTTTTATCTCGACTAATCTTCATAGCTTCAGATAAAGCTGGCAGATCAAAGTCTAGCAGTCTTGAGTCTAGACGGTTTTCTTTGACTAGTTTCTTTGTGTTTTGAATGAAACTTTTTCTATATTGTAATTTAAATGTGTCGGAGTCCACCCCTTCTTTAAAGACCTCTTTGTATAAAGTATTTAATAATAAACCAGCTGCAGCAAAAGAATAGTTTGGCTCTTTCTCGATCTTTTCTCTGGCTGAGAAAATAAGTGCTTGATCTATCTCCCTGGTTGTGATCTTGTCGAACAGTTGGAGCTGTGCGTCGAGCACTATTTCACTGGGTGATACATCCTCGATTCCTTCACAGGCTCTGAGTGAGCTGGCATTAATCTTATCTACTATAAAATCTTCTAATCTTCCGTTTCTCTTCTTTACTTTAATATTCATGCAATTTATTTACACGGGTGGTAAAACTCTTTTTAAAAAAATACAATTTAAGTCAACTTTTATAGAATACCACATTTTTTGGTGTAAAGCAATATTATAATTTAAGATAGTTATCAACAATGCTGTTTTGATAATAAAACAAAATCATTCTTGAACATTTTGGTGGCAAGATTTCCTAGTGTGCTCTTTCTTGACCATGATAATTCTAATTCAGCAAGGGTTGGGTCTCCACATAGTTTGTAATTATCTAGTGGTCTATAAAATTTTGGGTTAACGGCGAAAATAATATCACCAGATTTTGTTAAATATTTTTCTTCTTCCCCCTCCCCGTGTTTGATAAACTGTATGCCTGCTGCAGATAGGCAAATTTCCAAAAAATCTCTAACTGTATGTAGTTCCCCGCTGGACAGTATGTAATTTCTTGGCTGGTCTTGATTTAGCATCAACCAAACTCCATGAACAAAGTCCTCGGCATCGCTCCAGTCTCTTTGGGCATCTATGTTGCCTAGATAAAGTGGTTCGAACTTCTCTTTTTTATTGATGGATTTCTTTATTTTAGCTATGCCGTAAGAAATTTTTCGGGTCACAAAGTCTAGTCCGCGCCTTGGGCTTTCGTGATTGTATAGCCATGGCTGTATCGCGAACAGCCCGTATGACTCTCTGTACACTCTTACTATGTGTCTGGCTGCACATTTAGATGCTCCATATGGAGATTGCGGTTCTAGCGAACTGGTTTCGTCTTGCTTTAAGGTATTTGATTTCCCGAACTCTTCTGAGGAGCCTGCATTTAAGAACTTACATTCCGGATTGAATCTACGGATTGACTCTAATATATGTAGCACAGATGTAGAGTCTGTTTCCCATGTTTGTATTGGGTAATCCCAGCTACCTGCAACAAAAGATTGTGCCGCAAAATTAATAAAGTAGTCTGGTTGTAGGTCTATAACTATATCCCTGATGCTGTGAGCGTCATTTAAGTCCATATTTACCAGCTTGAATCTTTTTTCATTTTCAAGGTGCTGTATGTTTTCATGATTTTTGACACTGAGTCTTCTGATTGATCCAAATATATCATGTTCGGTTTCCCTGAGTAGGTAATCAACCATCAAGCTACCGTCTTGACCGGTGACCCCAGTGACTAGAACCTTGCTCATGCCGAAGTCCAGGATGTGGGGCAGAAGTTTTCTCTATTTGATCCGTAAGGGTCTAGCCAATTATTTGGATAGACAACCTCTTTATCTTCGTTTTTATTTAAGAATGCCCCCCACCAGCTAAATGTACTGTTGGCTATGATATTATTAGAACATTGAGACATTACTGAAAGATTATGAATAGGGCAATCGTTATCAACGAAGACTGCATTTGGTATGCCTATATTTTCTCTGCACCATTTTAAGTCGTCTGATAAAACATATATTTTACCAGATGGATTGATAATTTCAAGTGCTTTTTTGTAATAAGAGATATCTAGAACTGGGTGAGTGTCTTGATTTTGTAGATAATCACCCCTCCTGATGTGAAGAGAGCACGAGTCAGTAAAGTCATACTCGTTTATTTTCTGTAGATTTATAATGGATTTAATTTCTTTTCTGTGATTCCAGAAATATCTATAATTTTGCCAGTAACCGTTTAAAATGTAATCATATTCGTTGTTTACATCAAGCACCCTGAATCCCGATTTATCGTTAACTCTAACTAGTTTTGAGGTGGATAGTTTATTGTATGTGTATCCATCCAGTAGGTTAATCTGCTTACCTAATAATAAGGGTATGGAGAATTTTCTTGGAGAAAAGGATGGGTTTGAGGCTTGACTTCGGTAAGACGATATATCATAATGCACTTCACTTTTTTTAGAAAGTACATGTCCGTAGGCCCATTGGAATAGTTGGTTTCCTATGCCCGAATGAACCCTCATTACTACAATAGAGGTTCTTGCTGCAACTGCATCTTGGGTATCCATTACATTATTTATGTATGAAGTATACATCCTTTCTGTTATTTTCGTACTTCTTGAATTCGCTACACACTGGGTAGCCAATTATTTTTTGCTCAGTTTCAATGTACGACCTTAGTAGATATTGAAGCACCCACATGTCGGCATTGAACTCTGGCCGTCTCATTGCTGTCCTGACCTCCACAAATGAATTGTAGAATTTTTTCATCCTACTGAAAGACCCACCTATGACTCCCATGTTGATAAGCTCCCAACTATTTCCGTTTAAAATAAACAAAAAAGTATCACTCCAGTTGAATTTTCTGTGTACTTCTAAATAGGGAAACTCATTAATTAAGATAGAATCCCTGCAACAAAAATAATCAACCTTAGGGTAGGTCGAAACTAGGTCAGCCGGATCCCTAATTACCTTGACATCGGATATGTCATTGTGAAACACGACATCAGGCTCGTATTTTAAATTATTTAAATATTCACTAAAGCAAAAAAACCTAAAATCATTATTAGAGTATTCATTGACCTTAACCTTCTCGAAAGATATGTTATCAGTTGAGTACTCGTCCACAAAATCACCAGACAAGTTGTCGTGAAACACAACACACTTAATATTTTTATCTTTTACAGAGTTGTACCAACCCTCTATATACTCAAAGCTATTGTTCGCCACCTTCCCATTAGCCATCCTGCCAACTACGGCCGAATCTTGAGGGCTATTAGGGTGAATCTTCTCAGAGAAATAAGAGGTTAAAATTAATGATGTAACTTTTTTTCTTGACATTTTTAAAAAATCTGTTATAATCCTCAAAACAAGTTTTGAGGTTAATATTTATATTATATCTCACGATTCTAACGATAATCTTAATTATAATGTTGACAATACTATATATTATAATGTATACTATGCAAAAATTCAAATGATAAATCTCAAAAATGACAAAGACTTGGTGAAGAACATCAAGAAAGGTAAAAAAGTTGACGAAAGCTTATGCGAGTTAGTTAATCGCAATAGCGGAATCTTTATAAAGATGGTTAACAAATACTCAAATAAACATCAAAGGCTGGACTTAATCGGGGATAAAGAGTATTACATATACAAGGCTGCATTAAAGTACGATGAGTCTAAAAATGTAAAATTCTCAACACACCTAGGGGTTGAGTCTAAGTGGCTATGTATCAACAACTATAACCTCAATAAGAAAAGGAACGAGATAGACTTATCCGCCGTAGATAATTTCATTGAATCAGATAACTTAAAAGAGTCTATACAGTCCAAAGATTGCATAGAAAAGATACTTGAATTTACAGACTCCCATCCAGACAAAAGAGTTAGTAAAATCTTCGAACTAAGATACAGTGATGGTCACAATAATAAATTAAAACCCTGGAGCGAAATATGCAATGAAGTTGGGCTTAGTGTTCAAGGATCTATATTGGTTCACGACGAAGCAATCTCATCAATCAAAAGAAAACTAAAGAAAGAAATATAATATGGTAAATAAATTCATAGGCATAGGTCACCTGTGCGACAACCCCAAACTACAAGAATTCAATGATAGCAAGAAATGTTCATTTTCTATAGCGATCAACTCAACCAAGACTGAAGTCTTATTTTTAAATGTGGAGGCTTGGAATAAATTGTGCGATAATTGCTGCGAATACTTAACTAAAGGCTCGTGCGTTTACATCGAAGGCAAAGTCAAGTCCTCGAAATGGGAAGATAAATCCGGCAACAAGAGAACAAACTTTTTTGTAAGTGCTGAGATCGTAAGGTTTCTTCCTAATTCAAAAAGAGAAGATGAAAAAAAGGTAGAAAAACCTCAAGTTTCAACTAATATCTCTAATATAATAGGAGAAGAAGAACCACCATTTTAAAATGAGCAACATAATTTTTAGTGCCCCAATTAACTCTTTAAGCTTTGGTAATGTATCTTACAATATATTAAGAGAGCTTTTCGAACTCGGTGTAGATGTAGGCTTCTTTCCTATAGGTAAAGATTTAGACTTCTCCGCATTTGATAAAGCAACAGATGAATTTAAAGATTGGGTTAAGTCTAGCTATAATAATCGGTTCGAATACACAGACAGGTCTACACCTCATCTCAAGATGTGGCACATTAACGGATCTGAATCTTCAATCACAGGTAACAATTTCCTATATACATTCCACGAAACTAGCGAATCTACAAAAATAGAAAATAAAATCTGCAGTCTTCACAAGAAGGTTATATTTAGTAGCTCTTACTCAAAAGACATATTCCTAAAGTCATGCGGCAATGCTACTAATGTACCAATTGGATTAGATAAGGATTTCCATATTACCGACAAAGAGTACCTAAAAGGTAAGGTGCACTTCGGACTTATGGGTAAGTTTGAAAAAAGAAAACATACAGCCAGAATATTATCACACTGGGCTGACAGATTTGGTGACAACAATGATTACCAACTCACCTGTTGTATCAACAACTCATTCCTAGATGAAGAAGAAAACTACAAAAATATACTTGATGCCTTAAACAAAAAGAGATACAAAAACATCAATATACTTCCAAGGCTCAACACCAACAGTGAAGTGAATGAATATTTAAATTCAATTGATATAGATCTCAGTGGGTTAAGTGGTGCAGAGGGATGGAACCTGCCATCATTTAACTCTACCTGCTTAGGCAAATGGAGTATAGTCTTGAATTCAACAGCCCACAAGGACTGGGCGGACGAATCAAACTGTGTACTAGTGGAGCCCGACGGCCAAGAAGATTGCTATGATGGCTTATTCTTCAAGGAAGGCTTAAATTACAATCAAGGTCAAATTTATAGCTTCACAAAAGAGTCTTTTAATAATGCTATTGATAAAGCATTGGACCTATGTAAAGAAAAAAATAAAAATGGAATTGACTTATCAAAGAAATTTACTTATAATAATACAGTAAAGGAAATATTAAAAATAATAAAATTATGAATACTAGGTTAGAAGGAAATACTATATTGTTGTGTTGTGGCAAAAATCGTTGCCCATCTATATCTAAAGACATCGAAGATAAAAATTCTTTTCTTATCAAAGATGACTTTGGTGGTGTTGTTAAGCTAGAAAAAGACCAACTTCTAGCTATTAAAGAAGCACTAGAAAGGATTGATGATATCTGAAATCCTGGCTAGCATAGGTCTAATGTGGATTCTGAAACACGGATCCATATTAGACCCGCTTCGGAACCTCTTAGTGAAACTCCACCCTAAAATCAATGAGCTATTTAAATGCAGTATGTGTTTAGGCTTTTGGTCAGGTTTAGCTGTAGCATTATTTTCTTATAGTTTGAATAAAAATCAAGAAATTTTCTTACTACCCCTTGCTTCTTCAGGATTATCATGGTTAATGGATAGCCTGCTAGACCTAATACAGACTTCCTGTAACAAGATAGAAGGTAAATAATTATGCCAATGTATATATTCCAACATCCCAAAACAGAAGAGTATACAGAAGTTTTTTTCGGCATGAACGATGAAAAGAAATACACAGATGATGACGGCACTGAATGGAAGAGGGTCTATACTACCTCCCAATTGTCAGTTGATGCCAAAGTCGACCCATGGGACAATGCGGATTTCGTCAACAAGACAGGCAATAAAAAAGGCACAGTCGGAGACATGTTAAACCTAAGCAGTGAACTTTCAGAGAAAAGAGCTAAAGAAAGCGGGGGAGTAGATCCACTCAAGAAAAAATATTACGACAACTACTCGAAACAAAGAGGCGGAGCGAAACACATGGACCAAATGAAAAAAACATACGAAGATAAAAATATAAAAATCGATTTCTCATGAGCATACAAATATATAAACCCAATAAAGCAAACAACGGATTTGCATTCAATTTCTCGATAGGTATCGACAAAAAGAACAACGAGCCAGTATTATACATATCTGCAATCGCCCAGTATTCCTGGGACGACAACAAAAGACTCGGCTCCTTTATGGAGAACAAAGAGAATCCCGATAAAAATATTAATTTAAAATTTAATGAATTTGAATGTGGGTCAATCATTGACTGCCTAAACAGAAGGTACGAATACAGTACATTCCACCAATTCGAAAAGAACAAAACCACTATCAAATTTTCTCCCTGGGACAAGCCGGTTAAATCCAAAAAGTTTAATTCAGCTAAAAAGTCCTACGAAGAGTACGAATTTATCTCGCCTTGCTTCGGCCTGTCAATTACCAAGAATGGAAATAATACATTCAAAATTCCACTCGAACCAGGGGAGGTAACATGTTTAAAAGAGTATATTAGATCAGTCATTAAGTCAATCTACTCGCAAAGAAACAGGAACAGATTAAAAGATTACTATAGTTCTCAGTCAGGCAATGAAAATTGTCCTATATGAATAAAAAGAAAAAATTAAAAGTTTTATTCCATAGTAATTATAGTAAAGCCTACACAGGCTTTGGTAAAAACTCAAGGAACATACTTAAACACCTATTTAATACAGGTAAATATGAAATTATAGAAGCAGCGAACGGCTTCTCTAAATCCGTCCCATCTTTGAAAAAGATGCCCTGGACATGTATAGGCACAATGCCTAACGATCCAGCAAAAGTCAAGGCCATCAAGCAGGACCCCAATCTGCATAGATCAGCACAGTACGGTGCAGAGCTTATCGATGATATTATATCCGACCACAAACCAGATGTATACATAGGGGCAGAAGACATATGGGCTTTCAGGAATTTCTGGTCAAAGAAATGGTGGTCTAATATAAATTGTATGATCTGGACAACCCTAGACTCGGAGCCCATCCTACCTCTCGCACTTGAAGCTGCTAAAAAAGTAGACAACTATTATGTTTGGTCTTCATTTGCCGAACGAGAGATGGGTAAACTTGGACACGATCACATACAAACACTGCACGGTGCAGTAGATACAGAAAACTTCTTTAAAATGACCGACGAATACAAGGGTCATTTAAGAAAAAGGTTTGCTATAGACAGTGACGAATTCATTATTGGTTTCGTTTTCAGAAACCAACTAAGAAAAAGTGTGCCAAACTTAATTGATGGTTATCGCCTGTTTAAGCAAGAGAATCCACAAGCCAAAGCAAAACTCTTACTGCATACATCTTGGGCAGAAGGATGGGATATACCAAGACTACTAAAAGAAAAAGGTATACCTCTATCAGATGTGCTTACTACATACTATTGCAGTAACTGTAAAAATTATCATGTAGCACAATTTTTCGGAGAGTCACAGAACTGTCCTTACTGTAAATCACCCAAGACCTTCACCACAACAAACACCAAAGATGGAGTCAGTGAGTTCCAGCTTAATGAAGTTTATAATCTCATGGATGTTTACTGTCATCCGTTTACCAGCGGCGGGCAAGAGCTTCCATTACAAGAAGCAAAATTATGCGAACTAATCACACTAACAACCAACTATTCTTGCGGTGAAGATTCGTGCTGTGAAGGCAGTGGTGGCTTACCGCTTGACTGGAATGAGTACAGGGAACCCGGAACACAATTCATTAAGGCCAGCACCGATCCTAAATCTATATGCAATCAAATATCTACTGTCTATGAAATGTCCAAAGAAGAGAGGGCTGAAACCGGCAAGGAAGCCCGAGATTATGTTGTTTCAAACTATTCCATAGAAGTTATTGGTAAAAAAATAGAATCAATTCTAGACGGCTTCAAGAAGGTTAAATGGGATTTTGACTTAACAGAGGAAGAAAGAGATCCAGAATATATTCCGCCAGCAATCGAGAAAGATGAAGATTGGTTAATGGATGTATATAAAAATGCCTTAAAGGTTGATGTTGACGAAGAAAACGAAGGATTAAAATACTGGGTCCAACAATTACAGTCACAGAAATCAAGAGAAGAGGTTCTTAAGCATTTCCACAAGATAGCTCAGAAAGAAAATAACGAAAACACCTCTGTTGATATCGCTGAAAAACTAGACGGAGATGACCCAAGCAAGAGAATCATTATAGTTGCCGAAGAAGGCTCTGAGGATATTATATTAATCAATAGTTTCCTAGAAAACCTCCACAATTTATACAAAGACTGCGATATTTATGTAGCAACCAACCCAGTATACTTTCAATTAATTGAGGACAACCCATATTGCCACAAGGTCTTACCCTACACAAAAGATATGGAAAACAATCTATTACTAGAAGGGCATAGTTCCCACGAGGGTTACTTCAAGATAGCACTATACCCTACTTCGTCCACACAAAAGCTAAGTAATTATTTCCACAACGGTCAAGACAGGAATGTCTTTAATATATTATGAGCCACATTATAGAGGAATACAGTAAAGCACTTGGTGTGAAACCAGGCAAACCTGTACTTGATGAACACTTCTTCCCCATTGCATGCGATAAGTACATCACCACAGATTTTGACATATCAGATGGGTCAGATAAATACAGTCACTGGATTAATGTCATAGATAAAATTAAAAAATTCTATCCTGATTTAAAAGTTATAGATATTACTAGTGGTAGGTCTAAAGCTGCTGACTATGCCAACTTGTGTTGCATGGATAATTGCACATACAAGCAAATTTGTTATATAATATCCAAGTCTTCTGTTCATTTATGCAATAACTTATACTCCTCTCACATAGCTTCTCATTATAATGTTCCTGTTGTGTGTTTGTTTGGCTCCCTATTACCTGAGAATAATAAGCCGATTTTTTCTGAGAATATAGACTGCCTTACTCCTGATACAGATTTAAAGCCTAGTTTCTCCACATATGATCCACATCAGATCATTGATTTAATCAAGCCTGAAGATGTCGCTCAAAGAGTTATGCATCATCTATCAATAGATAATGACCTTTCTGATTACAAGACACTGCATATTGGCCCATACTTCCACAACAAAGTGCTTGAGGTTGTCCCCGACTTTAGTCCCGACACCCACTATGCCCCAAAAAGAATAATCAATTTAAGGTGCGACTATGCCCCTAGTAATGAATTTGTAGAGGACTGGCTGAAGTACAAATGCAACCTTATGATAGATAGGGCACTCGACCCCGAAATTATAAAGAAACATATCCACAACATCTCTGGCATGACAATATTCTGTGGCGACAAAACAATCAACACAGCATACATAAGATCACTAGAGATATACAATATAAAATTCAACCTAATATACAAAAAGAAAATAGGAATAAATAAAATAAGATTAAAATTTTTCGATTGGATTGTTGATGAATATATAATCAAAACCAAAAAAGATCTTGACTTTATAGATGAACTATGCGATAATTCATTCTATGATTCGAATAAAAAACTCATCTCTCAAGGCAGAGAGTTCAGTAGTAAAGCTCACTGGAAATATAGAAACAGTGAAGAATCATGCAGTGAAATTATTGACGAACCAGAATTCTGGGAAGAAATAGAACACATGTACATCTATAATTATGACAGAAAAAACAAAGATTCAAGAAAAACTAGCTAAATCTAAAGTTAAACAAGCTAATAACAAGGGGCCCGCAATTTATCAAAGGGATGATAACGGTTTGCTTTGCAATACTCAATACGAGTTCAACGATGACGGCTCCATCAACTGGAGAGCCATGATTAAGGAGGAGCATCTGTTCCCTAATAAGTCTTGGTTTGAGTCGAGAGGTAAAGATTGCCCACGAACCATAGAGGGCCTCGCTGACCACCAACTTCTAATCAAACTAGCAGGTATCAAAGAGCTTGCAAAACTTAGAGGCTTTAAAGATGTAAGCTACGAAACAGTAAAATGCGATGAAGGTCATGTAGCAGTTTGTTGCAATATTACATTTATACCCAACTACGAGACGGGCTCCGAACCTGTTACATTTCAAGACATGGCTAACGCCACCTTAAACAACACAAGCAGCTTTGCGACTAAATTTCTAGAGACTATAGCTTGCAATAGAGCATTTGTTAGATGTGTTAGAAACTTTCTTAATGTCCATATCGTTGGTGACGACGAGATAGATAAATCCTCACCAAACTCTAGACCCACAAATAAAGGTGGCTCAGTACAAACTAATCCGTTTAGCCCCTCTACTACATTACGGAAGAAAGCTGAGTCATCACTTGGGTGCAACTCGTTTGAAGACTTTAAGGGCCACATCAGAAATTGGTGGAGAGATAAAGTTGACGGCATTTATCAAAACGATAGTATATCAAACTGGACTTCATGGGAAGACATCTCTGAAAAAGATGCCAGAATGCTTATAGGTATTATCTCTAATCAATAGATTAAGAATACATCAGCTCTGACCCTTGATTTGTCGTATACTTCTGAAAGTATGTATTCATGTAAATACATTTGGTCAGCATATCTTCTATCTAATTGCTCCCTTCTTACCTCAAACACTCCTAAAACTTCATAGCCAAAATAATATACTATCTTAAAGTAAGGTGGCAATTCTTCTGTATAAAAAGCCATCTTAATAGTTTGTTGTATAACTCCTCCCGATTCATCCAGAACTTCTTGAAAATCTAGCTCTATATTATCTTTTTGATCCTCTATTCTTCTTTCTGTAAATATTACAGGTGATACTGGGTTTTCTAATTTTAGATTTTCTTCTATCTCTCTGAATTTTTCTGGGTTATATTGAGATGCTTCTATTTTGTATGTCGTATTGGATTCTTCTACAATATTCAATACCCTATATGTCTTAGGTTTTGCCAAGTTAACCGCATCCTCTATAATAAAAGACTTATTTACAATGTCTCTATATCTAGTTAGAGTTAATTCTTCATCTAATTTTCTTTCTAGAAGATAACCATGTTTTTGGTTAGGCCCTATTGATATCCATTTAGCATGTTTGTTATTATTTAAAGAACCTTTTATCGCTAAAAACCCACCATGCTCTACTTGATTCAACGAGTTTACTTGATTAGATGCTTCTGATTCTGTTGGGTGCTGAGATACTACATTACCTTCTGCATCCTTAATAAGATAAACTTCTCCATCTTGTTCAACTGTATACCTCAAATTATCCAACTGATTTACATTAGATGGGACTGGATCTGTACTAAAGAAATCTAAATCCTCAGAACTAGACTCGAACCCTGAGTATTCAGGCATCCAATTAAAATATGTAATCTCTGGATTTACTGACTTAGGAAGCAACCATTCGTAGCCAAGTATATCAGAGTTATCATTATCAAAGCCACCCATCCATGCAACAACATCATCGTCTTGAGGCATAGCTATTTTTGATATATAACTTTCAGTATCAGAAGTTATCGACGCAAGCTCCCCTCCTCTAAATTGTGCATCCTTTATTGCTTCCTTGAATGTAAATTCGCCTGGAATATATTCATATATATTAGCTATTACAGTAAGTTTTTCCTTATTCTCAGATAGCCCTACAACCCTTAACTCTGTAAACTGAGTTTTTCTCATGTTAGATATGGTATCATCATCAGCTTCACCAAGAACTGCAACAAGATCTAAAGATTGCATCGTCTCATACTCTGACAAATCGTATACTTTTATATTTTTCCAGGAGGAGTCTTCAGCTGGATTTATATAAGATGGTATAGGGTAATCAATATATATATTCATCAACTTGCCACCTTCTTCAAATCTAACATTTTTAATTTTTCCAGAAAATCTTCCAACAGTTCTCTTGTTATCTAAAACTTCTATAATATCACCCGGTCTTAAATAAGCACCCACTGTATCAGTTTTAAACTGCACCATTTCTGTTTCTAAATTATCTGTTTTAGTTATAAACTGAGCGGCCCTTTTAGCTTGACCTCTAGAGGTTATACCAAATCCATCTATATTTTGGTCATTAATATTGTTCTGTATGACAAATTCTCTTTCTTCCGAAACTTCTATCTTGGGTTTAAACTCATTAAATTTATCAAGGAATCTCATTTTGCAAATATTATTCCTTTCCACTTTAGATGTGCTCTTATAAGAAAACCCCTCCTTTGATATATTAGTATTGTTGAAAAACATTAAAGCTTCCTTCTCTTGGTCTTGAAAAAAGTTAACCGCCCCTGCAGACCAATATATATAAGTTCTAAAAATAGCAGCAAACTCATTTATGATCTTAAATGCATTTTGTTCTTGCATGATTAATGCGTTGACAGTATATCTAGGTTCCACTATAGGGTGATCAAACTCAGTGACACAATAACCAGCTTCATACTGAACTTCTTCATCTAATTGTAATGCAAAAACAGAGTCCCCTCCTTCTAGGCTAGTAAAGTATTCCCTATATACTCTAACTATTTTTCTTCTGTCATATTTATTGTTTTCTTCAAAAAAGCCACCATTATTATCTGCATAATACATCGCTATACTGGTTTGTATATTACCTAATTCTTGCAGGAAAGTAATAAAATTATTATTAAAATCGGATGGCTCAAATATTATTACAGTTTTATCATTAAGGGGGCTAATCTTAAAAAATCTTTTTTGATATTTCGGGGTGTATCCAGTTGGGATGAACTCGTCACAGTATTTAGCAACCTTATACAATGTCCACTTATCTATATTTTCATATTTAATTCCGAATTTCCCACCACCATAAGACTTATTAGACATCAAATCATGCAAACACCAAGCCGGATTATCAGCCCATGATTTCTCTTCTTCGGGCACATATCCAGTATCAAAATCTTCCCCCTTAAATAAGCCATTCCAATTACCCCTATAAACCTTTGTCTCAGGATTGTAATTAGATGGTATAGCTACTTTTTTCATCTTGATATGATATTTTCTATTTGGCACACTACTGCCTATATCCCTAGCATTAACTCTTGTACCAACCACAACAGAGTTTGGGTAATTAAGTCTTGTAGGAGTTATTTCCGTAATCGAACTTAATAACATTTTCTGCTTATATCTGTAGACTTGCTCTCCTTCTTCAACAGGGTTGCGCTCTCTGTTGAGCCTGTAGACCTTAATGATCCTATCTTTATTATTAGGGTTTGGGGGTAAAAATATTTTCACATCCTTCCTATATGAAGATGTTACTATTCCATAGAAATAAACATCAGTGCTGTATAGTTCCTCTCCAACATTTCCATACCTAATTCTAAACTTCGCCCTATTTGGCCACAACTCTCCAGAATTTTCTATCCTGGTTCCTATTTTAAATTTAGTTGATTTGCTACCTATCAAGGCTGCACCAATACCAATTATAGCAATCAAACCGACAAACGCAAAAAAGCCAAAATTGAATACCGGAATAATTACAGCTATACCAAAAGAGCCAAGAACACCCGCAAGCTGCACAGCCAAAAATACAGCAAAAATTAACCACATTATCATCCCTATTTTATATTCAATCTCAACTTCATCACCTGGATATATGAAAAACAATTGATCCATCTGTAGTCCCACGTAAAGCTGTTCTACCAAGGGGTTCACTACAGTGTGAGTAATAGGATGCTCCTCTTCTTTTATTGTTGAAGTTAATTGACTTGCTACACTAGCTATAGAGTAAAACTTATCAGCTATATTTAAGTACCTAGTTTTTGATAATTTATCACTTTCTTCATCAGCTTGTAATCTAGTTATAACAAAAGATTCGCCAATCTTTTCCCAAAAAACCCACTTAACCAGAAAACTGTGATCAAAGTTTCTTTCTCTCTCTTGAATCTTTACATAAAGATTTCCATTAAATGTTCCATATCCAGTGATTGCCAATTTCTCTGTATTAGTAAAAGATTTATATATCTTAAAGCTATCTCCGTGTTGAGGTAGGTATGTAAATTCTTCGTCGACCCTAACTTCTCCTACTTGGTTCCCTTCTGGATCTAAAGCTTTATAGCCTAATATATTTCTTACCTCTCCGCTTAGTTCTATTTGGAAACCAGCATAATAATCATCATTACTGTTAGTTAAATTTGTCTTAAACACCATTCTCCCGGCTGTAGAAAACTCCTCACCACTATCTTGATTCGTATAAGAATCATCAATAACACCCTCCTGTTCCCACCTGCTATTTACTTGATTAAATACATATTCAGATTCGCTAAAAAATACATTTTGTTTATCTGTTTCTGTTGCAGTCCTCACATTCACACCACTTCCGGATGTTACCTGTATAAAGTCTTCGAGCGGTGCGATATCTGAATTTATTAAAATGTTTACATTTCCAGAATTTTTCTTTTTTTCTTCGTTTATGAATTTTTTAAATTCATCTATAGCTTGAGCCTCTGTGTTATTTTGTCCATAAAAATAATCTTTACTGTATGTTTCGTCAGCAACCTCCTGTATTACAGATGTATTCCCATACATATTACTAATATATTCTCCCTTGCTGTCCTGTATTAAACCGGTTGGGTCATCAAGAGAAAAGGGTATATAAATTTCATCGGGAGATTTAATTAATATCTGTTCCCATAATTCAGGCTTAGAGTTTGGTGTTATATCGTGAACTTCCTTTTTTACTACCGAACTAATATAAGAAGTGTGTTGAGATATTTTTTCATTATAAAAATCTGTAGTGTTTATCTTTTTTAAACTATCTACGGCATTTTGCAAAATATAATGGAAATCCAAAGATACACTCGGTCCTGCTCCAGGTGTTGTTTGCATTGTTAAGATTTGGAGGCCCATATAACCTAATGCAGAGCCCTCAATTTGCCTATCAGGAGCACTACCTGTAATTAAAAATAAAGGAGATTTATCGGTCCTCACATTAGGATTAACATTTTCATTTATAATTTGACTATCTCCTCGAATGTAATCTAACTCCTCGCTGTTAGCCATAACAATATCACCAGGCTCATATGTACTTATGTATTTATCCTGAAACTTTCCTTTGAATTTATGTGCATACTTACCCATTTCAAAATATTTCCAGCCACCATCATCATCCTTCGCTCTAACAAGATCACCCTCCTGGTAGGTTCTTAGTCCTGGAACTACATATTCGGCATAAAATTCAGGATAGTCATCAAATGTTAAACTCCTAGACTCATCCCAGCCATTGTAAGGCATAAAGAACTTTTGTGATTCAGAATCGTAATATAAATCAGGATCTGGATTATCAGCTCTATCTGAATAAATGTCTCTATCGTAAAAACCACCTTCTTCCCATGCCCTATAGTGTCCAGTTCCTATATTATCTATATTATATTCAAGCTCTTCTAGTTTCTTTTGGTTTGCATTGTTTGATTTTACATATAAATTATACGACAAACTATTGTAAAAAACTTCAGGATCTTTTTCATATCTATCTTGTGGATTAATATATTTGAAAACCGAGTCTTGATTTATAGGAATAAATAAACCGTCTTGCACCTCATAAAGCCCCCCTGTTTCAACATTTGGATCTTCCTCGTCAATAAAATCATAGATATCTTGCCTTAAGGTTTTGGTTTCTATCCTTGGTCCAAATAATTGTTGATTTATATTTTTACTATTAGCTATAAAAACATATTGGCTATCAAGAAGTTCTTGGTTACTTGACCCTATTACATTTTTACTATCAGATGCTACCTCTATATCAAATTCATTAATATTGTAAACTCTTTCTTCTTCTAAATAACCCTTACTGGTAACACCTCCAGGTTTATAATCCATCACAGGTGTGTCATTCAGATAAACAGATTGCAAAAAGTCTTTATTGAAGCTAGATGTTTTATCGTATGTTATAGTGTCTCCGTTTTTATTAGAAAATCCACCTATCGGCCCCTCGCATAGAAGATCGATAGCTTTATATATAGATACAGACTCTAAACTATACCAACCCACTCCGTCTTTTTTTCTTCCATTCTTCCACCTTTCCCCAACCGTAAGAGCTCTACCTAAAGTATTACTTGAAAGACCTTCTGTATATAATAATGGATAAAATTTCTTATTTTTAATGTCAAGCTTTTCGTTTATAATATTGGATGTAGTCTCCTGCACAGGCATGCTTTGAAGACAAACAAAAGAAGACTTAGAAGCACTTAACCCAGACACATAACTATCATCAGTCACATGTTTGGTTGGCCTCCAATTTCCTTTCCCCGACCAATTCTCTAAAAGACTAACATCAACACCTTTCCCATAATTATATGTATAATATAAATATCCCGTAAGCCCATTTCCTTTTTTAACAACATTAGATGCAACCCGTCTAGCTGTTTTATCCGCTCCTTCGTACTGACCATAAATAGCATCTCTGGACCCAAAATTACTATCTAATACAACAGAATCAAACCCTGGATGTTTATTGTAATATTTAAACTCAGGAATGCCATCAAAATCAACCGTTGATGTAACAGGGTTAGTTTCGTAACCACCAAAACCCCCGCTAATCGTAATCTGCCCATCGCTACTTGGGCTTGGTACTATTATGCCTGTATTATAATCATCCACACTAATTTTCATGGTGGGTATATCACCATGCTCAACTCTTTCGTTGTGAGCCTCAACAAGTTCAGCTACATTAAGCAATTTATCTGAAAATATATACTGCCTTAAAACTATAATGTCAAATCTATCTTCCTCCCCTCTTAATCTTATATCAACCCAAGCCCCATCAGAGTTCATAATTTGGTCTGAGAATGTAGGAGGTCTTGGACTACCCCCAAATTCACCCCATTTATATTCAGGCAAGACAGCGAATATAGATCCATTATCACCATAGTTTCTTATCTTTCCGTTCTTGGAGTCATATTCATAATTTAATGTGGTCGCGGATATCACATTACTACCTATCTTCATCCTGCCGTAACCAAGCGGTACATTAGTTCCCTGTTGATATCTGTTTTCCCCACCCTGCATAAGAAAAGATTTAGACTGAGCTACCAAAGTAGATGTATCCTCTTGTCCAAATGTCTCATTCATTTTTTTAGAAATTTTTGCATTAATAAATGCCCCCGCAAAACTAGTCAATCCAGTTGTCAGCATACCCCCTAACATTTGAGCGCTCCCTGTTGGAGCTGGAAATATATGTATATTCTTATTGCTTTTAAAGTTTAGGTCATCCAACCCACTAAACTCTTTCATGTAATCATACCCAGCAGTATATACAACACCTTCTTTTTGTTTAGAAAATAAGTATTTCTCTATCTCTGGATTATTAGCCATTAGTGCGGAAATAGACTCCCTAGGGGATTGCACATTCAACTCCCACTGACTTCCGAAAACTTTAGCTATTTCTCCATGTAAAAAAACTTTTTTCATAATATATTTATTACACTAATTCTTTATGGCGATATGCCTTACATAGCTTGGACTGCCAGTATTGATCAAGCACATCTACTTGTGATAATTTCTTCAAAGGTTGGTGCAAAAACTCATCTCCCCCTAAATACACACCGACATGCAATCTTTTATTATTTATATCAAACAATA